CCGCGGGTGTGGAGATCACTCGCTATCTGCCTCGGGAACTGGCGCCAGATCCACTGTGCCTCCAGAACTTTTGTCGTCCTCATCAGCTCGCTTCGTCACAGCGAGGTTCTGCTTGTTCCAGTGGTTCCACACGTCGCGCGGAGTGCCGGGGCGGCCCTTGATCGTGCCGGCGCGCAGCTGCTCGTACTTCTCCTTGCCGAGCGCCGCCCGCACGGTGCGCTCCTCCCACGACGGGGTGATCAGCACCGTGTTGCCGTTCTCGTCGGTCTTCTGGTGCGGCACGATCAGCGGGCCCGGGCGGGTGGACGCGGGGATGGTGGTGATGAGCTGATTGGTGTTCTTGTCGTAGACCTTCTGCGCCGGCACCTCGACATCCGGCTCGCGGTCATAGGACTTCAGGTCGAACAACAGTTGGTCGTACGCCGCCTGCTCGTCGGGGTCGAGCATCCGCAGGTTCGGGTGCGGCGGGATCTCGATCGTCTTGCCGTCATCGAGTTTCAGCGGCGTCGGCTCGAAAATGCTGTCGTACTGCTGGGCCATCTCCCGGGCGTCGGCCGCGGCGGTCTCGGGCTTGGTCGGCAGATCCTTGGGCTTGTCGTCGTCTTCGGGCATGGTGGTGCAGATCCTTTCGGGCGGTTAGGGCTTCGCGGCGCAGACGGGCGTAGGTGGTCGAGCCCTGCCGGCTGGGTGCGCCCGGGACGGTCGCGAGTCGCCCCATTCACCCAGCCGGCAGGAGATCGTTACGTCGCGGCGATGGTGGCCGAGTTCGAGTTCGGCGTGGTGGCCGTCGCGCCATTGGTGCCCACGACGGTGGCGCGGAACTTGCTCGCACCGGCCAGGGCGGCGAACGCCAGGGTGACGGTGCCGGTCGACACCGAGACGCTGGTCGGCGTGATGGCCGAGCCCCACGTCGTGCCACCGTCGGTCGACTGCTGCACGGTGTACTCCCACGGATCGCCGGGGCCGGTCGGCTCGGCGAACGCCAGCGTGGCGTGCAGCGCGGTGGTGGGAGTGGCGACGGGAGCGACCACCGAGAGCACCGGAACGCCACCGAGCGCGGTCCAGCCGGGGCCGCCGTACCAGGTGTGCATCAGGATGGGCTGGTACTCCAGCTCGCCACGGCCGTTGTAGGCCCAGGCCATCATGATGTTGTCCAACTCGGGCTCGTAGGTCAGCTCGGCCGCCTCGGAGTCCTTCTTGTCCTTCTTGGAGCTGCCGAAATCGGACGACCGGGCCAGGCTGTAGCCATCGACCTTGTAGATCGGTTCGTCGGTGATGTAAAGCTCGCGCACCACCAGGAACTGGCGACCGGGATTGCCGCCACTGGCGAGACGTGAGTAGCCCGCGTTCTGCTGGCCGGGATCGGGCACGATGATGTTGCCGCTGGAGTCCGACAGCCGCAGGTTCTTGCGCAGGTGCTGATTCCACGGCAACCCGGTGTCGACCGGGGTGAAGCTAAAGGCTTCCGACTCCTCGGTGATCATCGTGTGGTACGGCCAGTTGGTCTGCACGATGCGGAACGGATCGCTGTTGACCTTGGGCTTCGTGCTGGGGCCATCGCCGTCCTTGAACGCGCCGGTGGTCAGGAATCCCTGGTTGGGCTCCGGGTTGGTCACCCAGTAGCCGTCGACCTTCTTGCGTGCCACCAGATCATCGCGCCAGGTGTTGTCCTGCGCGAACGGTGACCAGCGCACCGAGTGGTCCTCGTTGTGCGGGCTGATGTTCGTGGCGGTGCCCCGAGCATCGCGGACGAGCACCTGGACGGGGTTGCCCCGCTCCAAGAACTCGGGGCTCAGGTCTGCGAGTCCAGCTCCACCCCACGTGGTGCCGGTCAGTGGCTGCGTCACAATGACGCTCCTTTCGGAAGGTGTTGAACCGGAAAGGCATCCGGCGGAAACGGGGCTGGGCGGGAAAGCAACGAGCCCCCGGTGTTGACCAGGGGCTCGCGTGCGGCGGTAGTGGGCGACTACACCGCGACGTAGGGGAGGCCAATCCGATACCGGCCCACTTTTCTGAGCACGACATCGGAGTAATAGGCCGGGATGGGTGGCTCGACCACCTCGACGTAGGCGACGCCGATCGTGCGGGCGCCGATGGTGATGCGGCGAATGTCGTTGAGTAGCAACATCCGGCGGTGCGTCTTGTTCGTCTCGTCACGCAGGACCGTGGTGCCGGCCGTCTTGGCCACGAATGTGTGCACCGACACCACCTGGTCGGCGGTACCAATATCCGCGTCCTCGGTTCCGGTGATGTGCTCGACGACGGTGAAGGGCAGCGGGTCGGACGCGGCGCGGCTATCGGACGTGCGGCGCAGGGGGGTCAGCCAGGCGACGAGAGCGGTGGTGATGTCCTCGGGCGCGTAGGCCGAGAGCGGGGTCGTCATCGGTTCTGGAAGTGCTCGATCGACTTGCGCATCACGGCGAACTCGGGTGTGTCCTCGGTGCCATACTCGACGAACGAGCTTGCGTCATCGGAGAACTCGATGCCGACGCCCGACTTGCCGTAGCGGCGCACGCGGATGCCCGCCTTGTAGTCGCCGCTGTCGACGGGTGCAATCGACTGGGCATAGTCGACGACCTCCTGGGCGAGCGCCATCTTGCCGGCGAGAATGTCCTCGTCGTTGGCCAGGTGGGCGTCGATCTCGGCCTGGGGGATGAAGTCGGAGAGCTTGGCCACGAGGGCTCGTTAGTCCTCGGCGGCCTTGCGTGGACGACGTGGCTTCTCGACCGGCTCGACGATCGCCTCGGCGGGCGGATCGGTGTCGAGCACGGAGACGAGGGCGGGCTCCTCGACGACCGCCGCCCGGTACGGCACCAGCGAACCGGCCTCGACCAGCGGGGCCGCGAGCTCGTCGTCGACCTCGATGGGCTGGGACGGCACGGTGGCGTAATGCAGCTGGCCGATGACGCACGGCTCGGTCACGGTGTAGAGACTCATCGAAGCTCCTATGCCTCTTGAACTTTGGACAGGATGGTGGCCTTGAACGGGTTACCGTTCATGTCGGTGAATGGCTGCGCGCCCGCGATCACCTGGTACGTCACGCCGTTCTCGTCGAACGTGCTCTCGGTGCCGAGCGCCAGGACTTCATCGACGGGTGGAGCAGTTGTCTTCCATACCTGCGTGCCGACGTTGGTGATCCACTCCGGTGTCTCGCTGACACTGAGAGGCCGGTGACGACAGCCGCCGATGTCAACCTCGTCGGGCGTGAGAATCTCGTGGCCGAGTTCGTCGTAGGTGGGCGGATCGGTCGGGGTGGTCGTCGCGATCGTGATCGTCTGGCCGCCGAAGCTGGTCATGGTGACGGCAAGATCCGAAACTGCGAGAACCTGGCCTGGAGTTCAGCGTCGGTCGAGATCGCGGCGTCGAACCACTCGGTCTCGACATCATCGACCTTGCGGCGCTTCTCATCGCCGGTGCGCTCGACCACCTGGCTGCGGGCGTCGACGAATGCGAGGATCGCCAGGCGCCAGTCGATCGCCTCGTCCTCGGTGTAGCCGTGGGTGATCTCCGCGCTGATCGCACCGTCGCGCCCGGTCCAGCAGCCGTACTGCTTGGTGAGCGTGCCCTTGCGCTGCGAACGGTCCAGCTTCGTCACGTCCACGGCGACACCGAGTTCGGTCACCGATGTCACGCCGGTCAGGTTCAGCGTGGGCAGTGAGAGGACTCGTCCACCGGGCCCGTCGACCGCGATCGTCTCCGACTTCGCCGGCGACACATGCCATCCGCAGTACCGCCGAGCCGCAGCGAGTGCGGCGTCGATGGCGTCCTGGGCGGCGTTGTCGTCAGCGAAACGGGCGAGGACCGCGGCCGGCAGGTCGGTGCTGTCCAGTTCGGGCATGCGTCAGGAACGCGCGACCGGGTTGTTACCGCCGTTGCCCAGGACCGCGGTCGCGGCCAGGACGCCGCCGGTGGTCGCCGAGGTGGCCGTGACGATGATGCGGACGTACCGCTTCGTCGGGCGAACGCCGAACGAGTTCCACACGTTGTCGTCGGTGGCTGCGAATGTCGGCAGCGACCCCAGGACGCGCGAGGAATCCACCGCAGCGTAGGTGCCGCCGCTGGTGTCGCACTCCTCGACGGTCACGGCATAGCTGCCATCGGTCAGAGCTCCCGAGTGGACGATGAACAGCACGTCACGGAAGTTGTTGCCGTACAGGCCGGTGTCGATCGCGACGCCAGTGGTGGCGCCGGTCTGGACGGTGCCCGATGCCAGCGCCTTGACGGCCAGGGTGTTGGAGTAGACGTTGAGCATCAGTCTTCGTCCTTCGGTTCGGTGGACTTCTTGAGTGGCCGGCGCGATCGCGTCTCACCGGGGCCGGCGGTCGCCGTCTCGGTGGTAGCGGCACGGGTGGCTGCGGTGACCTCGACGGGCTCGAACAGATGCTCGCGGCCCTTGAATCCCGGGTCATCGTCGGAGACCAGGGAGCCGGCGGAGAAGAACCGCGGCACGCCGCCCTGGTCGAACGTGAATGCTTCCTTGGCTGCGTAGATCGCCATCAGGTTCTCCTTGATTCTGGTTGAGCTGGGGCGGCTTTCACGCCGCCCCAGCTCTCACCATGTTGGGTCGGACTAGGTAATGTTCAAAAGCTTGAACCCGCCGTCGTTGACCGAGTCCGAACCGATCCGGTACCGGGCGAACCAGCCGCGCTGACCCGAGGGTCGGTTGTTGCTGGTGTGGAACAGATGCGGGATGAACTCNACGCTCATGCCGATCCGGTCGGTGATCACGAAGTTGGAGAAGTCGCCGAACACCAGCGAGTAGTTCTCCGCGGACGTGTTGATCACACCGTCCATCGCCTCGGCCTCCAGGGCCTCGCGGCCCAACAGGACAGACGGCCGACCGTCGCCGAGCTGCGCCCACAGGCCGTTGCCACCCGCGGTGTCGAACTGCCGGACCTTGTTGTAGATCAGGTTATTCGCCAGCCAGGAGGCGTTCGCCCGGTAGCGAGCCGGCAGTGCGCCCTGGAGGGCGTACACGTCGGCCAGCGCGAAGGTGTCGGTGGTCGCCGAGGTGGCGATCACGGTCGGCGAGGATGCCACCAGCGCGGTGATCAGACCGGTCGGCTCACCCGAGCCCGATCCGAGGATCAGCTTGGTGCCTTCCAGATCCTCCTTGCCGCCGGCGAGCAGACGGCCGACCTCTTGGGCCGCGTTCTGCTCGTCGTCGAGCGCCTCGATGGAGATCGGCACGAAGCCACGGGCCATGTAGTTCGGGATCGACGGCTGCGCGAAGCTCGGGGCGTCGTCGGACACCTCGGAACCTTCCGCATCGAACGACCACGACACATTGGCCGCGCTGACGCCGTTCCAGGTGTCACCCGTCGCGACGACCACGCGGGCCGCCTGGCGGATGTCGCTGCGCACCCCGTTGGAGGTGACGATCACCGTGGGGTCCAGCTGGAACGGAACGAGGTAGCCGCCGGCCGAATCGGTCAGCGACATGGCGCGGAACTGCTCGACCTCGTTCATGGCGCGCTGCTCGGCCGGCGTCAGGGTGTGCCCCTTGCTGACGGCCATCTTCGACCATGCCCGCAGGTACTCGGGCGAGGAGGTCACGAGGCACTGGCGGGCCAGCCGCGAGTCCTTCGAGTCGAACCGCTCGATGATGTGCGTGGCCGCCTGGCGGATGTCGTCGGATGCGCCCTGCATCTTCTCGATCGCCGACAGTGCGCGGGCACGCAGTTCGCCGGCGACCTCGCCGCCGTCACGGCCGAAGGTGCGGACCTCGGACAGATCCCACGGGTTGCGGAATCGGCAGTCCTCGACCGAATCGGGTTCGAGGATCGAGTCGCGGTCGTACTCGTCGCGGCCACGCTGCGAGCCGCTGTCGACGCGCAGCTTGCGCGAGGACTTCACCCCGGCGGCGGCGGTGCGGACGGCGGCCAGCTCCGCGGCGCGCTCCAGGCGCTTGCGGTGCTCGTCGACCTCGGTGAACTCCGAACGCAGCTCGGCGAACTCGGCATCCTCTTCGGGGCTGAGTTCGTCGGCCTCGCCGAGTTCCTCCATGCGGGCGAACACCTCTTCGAGGCGCTTGACCGACTGGGAATGGGTCAGGGTCGGGCCGCTACCGCGGGCCTCGTCCTGGGGATCGATGTCGCTCATTTCAGTGAGCCTTTCTTCTTGTAGATGGACTTCATCGACGTGCGCACTTCGGCCAGGTCGATCGCTCGTTCCTTGGCTCGGCGCGATTTCGACGGGTGCTCACCTACGGCCGGAATGGCGGTGGATCGCTGCGCGTCGTCGGACTCGGACGGGTGCTCGACTGCGGCCGATTGCTCGGTGGCGTCTCGCTGCGCGTCGTCGTCCTGCTCGGCGGCATCCGCGAGGAATACCGCCGTAGCGAGCAACTTTCGCTGCTCGGGTTCATGGAGGCGTCCCAGGTCGATCACCTGGGAACGCATCGACACCGAGGTCTCGGTGTAGGCCGGCCAGACCACTGGACCCATCTCGGGCACCTTGGCCTCCTTGACCGTGCGGATCGGGAGTAGTTCGTCGGGCACGTCGTCGTAGATGGCCTCGCGCAGCAGTTGCATCAGCGTCTGCTCGTCGCGGATCGGCTTGCCGTCGTACGTCGTCCACACTTCGCGGACCACCGAGAAGCGCATCGACATGCCGTTGATCGCCTCGGCCGCGATGGCGTCACGCACCGGCGCCATGAGCCAGTTGTCGAACACTCGGGCCACGATGTGCGCGCCGCCGTTGGGCGCCAGTTCGGGGTCGACCTCCTCGGCGATCGAACGCAGCGCCGCGATGGGTATGGAGCCGATCATCGGGTGCCGGCCGTGGTCGAACTGGACCTTGGGCGGGGTGTCGCGGAACGACCGCTTCATCGAACCGAGCGCGAACTCCTCGGCAAATCGGCCTTCCCAACTGTCGATGATCGTGCGGGTGCCGAACACTGCGCCGTAGCCATCGAGCGTCAGGCCGTCGCCAGGCTCGCCGTCGTCGGCCGACCGGCAGAGTGAGAACGGTGTCTCGCGAACGGATTCCAGCGGCGGGCGCGCGGCCCGCTTCTCGGTGGTCGTCATTCGGT